ATCTTTTATGGCATCTTTAGCTTTGTATTCATTAAACACAGCAGCAAAACCTAAAGCGTAAGAACCTTCTTTGTCTGCAAAACTTGGTAGATATTCTTTGTAAAATGCCGGTAAATTAGTTTCTTTTAAATTGTATTTATCTTTATTTTCTTCAATAGTATTTATAGCATCTATTGCTTCAAATTTTCCTCTGTGATATTGAACAGTTTTATCTACATATTTACCGCTTAAATTAGGATGTTTACCTTCTAATATTTCTTGATTAACTGTTTTAATATCTTTAGTTAATAACAATTGATTTAATTCTTGAACAGCTTTATCTTTTTTATTAGCTATATTTTGATTGTAAATTCTTGATAATGCAGGGTTTACACTTTTTTGTAATACATTTATTAAGTCAGAAGTTTCAGTAGTTGTTGCAGCATTAACTCTACCTGCAAATGTAGAACCCATATATTTATTTGTTACTCTTGATTTATATGCCATAATTATTTGTACCCATATTGTGTAAATTTGTTTTTAGCTACAGTGTTAACTTTGTTAACTGGTTTTAAATTATTTTTATAATTTTGATACCCTTCAGCACCAATAGTTCCAATGTTTAATAACAAGCCAGTCCTACTAGGCATTACTACTGGTTTAATACTGTTGTATCTTCTTTGTTGCGCTGCATAAGCTTCTTGCTCTTGTCCCATTAATTTAATTACATCTGTTTCGTAATCTCTTGCAACATCTAAAAATTGCATATCGTAAGTGCCTGCAATGTCTTGTATAATTTTATCACCATTACCTGCGTTCATGTTTAAAGCTTGTGCTACTAGCAGACACAGCTTCTCTATCTATTTTAGATAAATCATTTAAATATGCTTGGTCAGAGTTTTTTCTTGTTAGTTCATTAGCTTCTTGTTGTCCTTTAGCTATAGCTCTTTGGTTTCTATGACTAACTATCGCTGTTCCTATTTTTAATGCAGTTACTACATCACACATAATTAATTATTTGTCTCCTTCATCATTAATAAAAATGGCATTTTACCAAAACCATAATCTCCTATTTCAGTTTTTGGTTCAAAACCTAAATACTGAAGCCATTTAAGTGACTTCCAATTTCTTTTGTCTACAAAATTATAAAGATATTTATAACCTTTACCCATTTCATCTATCCAATACGGACATTCTTTAATAAATTGTTTTGTATGTTTAAACAGTGTTTCACTAGACAACATCCATGCTACACCATACTCAGGCTCAGCACACTTAGCAACACCAAACATACCTATAACACCTTCATCTGTTTTACCTATAATACTATAGACTTTACCATTAGGTTCCGTAAATGGAAATACTAAAGCTTGTAAAGGTGAAGAGTTGTTAGATGCTCTAATCTCTGCACGGTCAGCTTGGCGTATTCTAGGTGCTAATTCTAAAGTATCTTTTAGTATAGCGGGTCGTACGTAATTTTCTTTGGTCATTTAAATCCTTGTTGAACGATTATGATAATATCCTTCTACTTCTGCACTAGCAATATACATAGGCAGGTGTGAAGAACTTTTAATATCTAATGTAAAATCTGTGTTTCTACATGAAACGGGTACTTTAATAGTACCTGAACTAATAGCCGGTACACCTACTTTACTTGTAGCTGTCCCAATAACATATCCATTCATAAATGAGTAACTTGTGTTTCTACCATTAGGTGTTACTTCAATTTGAAAATAACCTGAAGTTTCATAATTAAATGATATGTTTCTAATTTGATAACGACCCGAAGTAATGGCTACTAAACCTCTACCAGAACTTTCTCTTATATATTGTTGTGACATTCTATATATACTTTCGTAAGGAATACCAATATATAAATTTGTGTGGTCACCTTCTAAAGTATATGTTGAACCACTTGTATTTGTGACAGCATAGTTATTACCATTAACAGCATCAATTGCTATTAAAGCTGTTTTAACACCATATGGTGATGTAAAAGTAGTTAAATTTGTACCACTGTTATATGTTCCAGTAACATTTGTTTTTAAATCTAAATATACACCAAATCCTATAGTTGTATCTTTTAAATTTCTTAAATCTATTTTTATTAATTTTGTGTTAGTACCTTCTACTACCATTAAATAAATAAAACTTTCAAAAGACATACCACCTAATATTTTAGCATTGTTAAACACCCATTTAGACCATGCAGTTTGTACTTTTTCACCTCTATCAAAAAAATATTTATAGATAAATAATGTGCCTGCATTAGTAGAAGTAACATTTGTTCCAGTTGTGTAAGGAGCTATTTGTGTATCTGCTGTATCAGAAGCTAATACAATTAATGAATCCTCAGTTGTGTTACTGATTAATTGATACGTGTTACTTGGTATTAAATCTTGTACAGACACTGTAATATCTAAACCATCATTAGTTAAAGTATCATCATCTGCAAAATATTCTCTTATAGCTGTGTTATTATTTCTTGCTTGTGAAAAATATGCAAACTTACCTGCTGAAACAGGTTTAACATTGTTATTATATTCAAACGCAGATACTTCATTTAAAACAGCTGATGTAGGGGATATTGTTTCTCCTACACTTCCTAATTTATATTGTGCTTTTTCAGAAAATAATAATAAACTTTCATTAAATGCAACACTATCAAACAATGTGTTAACTTCAGAACCTGACGCTGCTATATCAATAGGGTCAGTATCTAAAACTTGTGTTACAGTTTTTGAAAAGAAATTAAAAAATTCTGCATTTTCTGTAAAAATTAAATTATCTCTAGCTAGTATTCCTAATCTATTTTTATAAAACAATAAATTATTAATTTTATTATTTACAAAACTAGGGTTTGAATTAGTAATACCATCTCCACAGGTTCTGTCAGTCCAGTCTATTTCTTGAAACGTAAATGTGCCATCATTGTTATTTATTAATGCATGTGGCATTGTAGAATTATCTAAACCTAAACTAACGCTTTGTCCTACAGTTTCTTTCCAAACACCATCTGTTTCAAATTTTACATAATAATCAGATAATGTATCTCCATCTTCACCTGTAACTTTTATAATACTGTCAGTGCTTGCATGATAAGGTAATTTTGTAAAATCAGATATTTCGTCTCTTATAGAATACATACCTGTATTACCAGAACCATCAGCTGTTAAAACTGTGTAATTACTATTACCGTCTGTTGAAATACCTCTAATAACACCTGGATATTGAGACATAGTAAAATAATTTGTAACTTCTGTTGATGTTCCTAATCCTTGCGTTGTGCTTAAAGTAGCTCCAGTGTCTTCTCTAGTTAATTTAAATGAAGCATCAGATGAATTATCAAAATATACACTAGATGTACCTCTAAATAAAATATCTGCAATGTGTGCTGTATCTCTAAATACGGCATCATGGTTTAAATTAGAACCTGAAGGCATTTGTAAAGAAGACTTAACAGCATAAGACATATTAGGATGTTGTACTGTTACAGCATATTCTCTAAGCAATAAAAGTATAGTCAGCAATATTAACTAATTTAAAATCTGATTTAGGATTACTAGAAGTTAAATAACTAGCACCACTTGCTATAGTAACAGGTAATTCAGTACCAGTTAAATCCCAAACTTTTACACCACCATTATAAAATGCAACCATATACTGATTGTCTTTATCTCTTTGTATAGACCAAAACTTAGTAGTGTTAGGATATACATTAGTATTATCCAAAATTGCTATATAATCAAATGATGGTCTTTTAGATAAACCATCTACAATATTGTTTTGTAAATTTATCTGTTCTTCTCCTTGATTAATACCTCTTTGCGTTGGTGTTTGTTGTGAGATACCATTCAGAAAATTAGGAATACTCTGTGATACTACACCACCCATTAATAAGTCCTTCTAGTTGGTCTATTAATTATTGAATAAGTATTACTATCACCTTCTAACATATTTACGTCTGCTTGTTGACTATCAGCTTGGTGAAATGACATTAATGCTTCATTTTCATCATTACCAATTAATTGAACAATTTGAGCATCACCAAGAAATCTTGCTGCAAATCTTCTTGATGCTTTTTGTGTGATGTATTGTCTTGCGTATTCTGGAAGTTGTTCAAATTGTTGTACTAAAACTATATCTACTTGTGGAGCAGATGTAAAAACATCAGTGTGTTTTTCTAAATCATATAAAAAACCATTTCTTAATGTAACGTTTATATATCTAAAGTCTCTACTTGCATCAACTTTAACGCAGTTTGAGGGAAGGGGAATTTTATTATCTTGGTCTAATGCCAATGATTTGTAATTTTCATGTGTATTGAAATGCCATCCTTGAGATTGGATTGACATAGAAGTTTCATCTAAAAGATTTTTAGCTGTAGATACGTCTACAGATGTTGTACCTGTAATATAGTTGA